GCCCGGGCCATGCGGGAATATAAGCTGGATGTGGATACGATGAACCGGCCCAAGCCGCACATCCGCATGCGCTCGCTGCACCCGAACCATGTCTGGCAGATCGACGCGTCAGTGTGCGTGCTGTACTACCTGGACAACGGCGGCATGGGCGTCATGGAAAAGGACGAGTTCTACAAGAACAAGCCTGAGTCCATGCACAAGCGGGTCAAGGCCATGGTCATCCGCTACAGCGCCACCGACCACTACAGCGGCACGATCGTCGTGCGCTATTACACCGGCGCCGAGTCGGCGGCCATGGTGGCCGAGTTCTTCATCGACGCCATTCAGGCCAAGAGCAACGAGCAAGAGCCTTTCCACGGGGTGCCGATCATCCTGGTGCTGGACCCGGGCAGCGCCAACGGCGCGCACATGTTCAAGAACCTCTGCAAGCTGCTGCAGGTGAACCTGATCATCCACAAGCCCAAGAACCCCCGCGCCAAGGGGCAGGTGGAAAACAGCCACAACATCATCGAGTGCAGCTTCGAGTCGCGCTTGAACGCCTGCGCCATCGACGACCTGGAAGCCCTGAATCGTCACGCCGGAATCTGGATGCGTTGGTTCAACGGCACCCAGATTCACCGCCGGCACGGTCATACCCGCTACGGGCTGTGGCAGATGGTCAAGCGCGATCAGTTGCGCGTGGCGCCGTCCGTGGATCTCTGCCGCGAGCTGCTGACCACCAAGCCGGTGGAGCGCACCGTGGGCGGCGATCTCTCGGTGGAGTTCAAGGGCATCAGCTATCGCGTCGACCACATTCCCGGCCTGCGCGACAAGGCCAAGGTGATGGTGGCAATGAACCCGTACCGCAAGGATTCCATCCTGGTCATCGACCAGGACGAGCACGGCAACGATGTGCACTGGGTATGCGTGGCGGAAGAAAAGGACATGGCCGGCTTCGCGGCGGATGCCGCAGTCTGGGGTGAGGAGTTCAAGTCCCGCCCGCTGACGCAGGCCAACCACGACCGCGCCGCGCTGGACACGATGGCCTACGGCAGCGACGAGAAGCTGCAGATCGACGCGGCCCGCAAGCGCCGCCAGCCGGTGTGCGGCGGGCTGGACATTACCGGCCCGCTCGAGCGCGCCACGCCGGCGGCCTACATGGCGCGGCCGGGCACTGAACTTGAGGTGACGTCGCCGGTGGCTACCGATTTCAGCGGCAACTCGCTGAGCAAGCCGGCAATGCTGGTCGTCGAGGCGCGCACGCTGAACCTGGTCCAACTGGCGGCTCGGCTGGCCGGCGCCATGCCTGGCGTGTGGTCCGTCGAGCATTACCGCCTGGTGGCGGGATGGTACCCGGCCGGCGCCCCGGAAAACGAGGTGTCGACGATCGTCGCGCGCCTGCAAGGCTTTGAGGAACCGCCGCGGCTTGCTGCTGCCGGCGGGGCCTGAAAGAGGAGGCCCGGGTCACCGCGGCAACGGTTCCGGGCCAGTTTTGAAACACCACGCGGAGATTTTCACATGAAAACCCGATGCAACCAAGTCCAGGAGGGCAGCCATGTCGGCGGCAATCAAGGCGTTTAGGGGAGCGGAGTACATGCCCATCAAGCTCAAGGGGGTGCTCAAACGTGCCGGCATCTCAACCCGCACCTTCGCGGCGCGGATCAAGCAGACGCGGGGTGTTCCCCTGTCGTCGCCGGCACTGAGCGCGATCATCAATTACAGCTTCTTCCCGCGCACGACGCCGGAAGAAGAGATCAAGCGGCAGATCCACGTCGAGTTGCTGGCCGATGGCTGTGACCCGGCCGAGCTGGAAACGATGTGGGAGCCCGAGGGCGACGACCGCTACAACCACGTTCACCCCGTCGGCGCCCATGTCGGCAAGCCGTCGCCGAAACCGGCCAGCTTCCGCAAACACGAGCCCTTGTTCAAACCTCTGGAGATTCAAATGCTGTCACCCATGGCAAAGCGCCACTTCAAGCTGTTCCGCGATCCGTTCATCGATGACGTCAATTCGCCCGACGACATCTACATGTCCGAGTCGCAGCAGTACGTGGTCGAGGCGATGATCCAGACGGCCCTGGTCGGCGGCATCACTGCGGCCATCGGCGAATCCGGATCGGGCAAGACGACGCTGCGCAAGCTGCTGAAGTACCGGATTTCCCGGGAGCGCCAGAACATCCGGATCATCTTTCCGCAAACCTTCGACAAGAAGAAGCTGAGCACCGTTGGCATTGGTGCATCGATCCTGGCGGACATCGAGCCGGACACACCGGTCCGCGTCAAGACCGAGGCGGTGGCACGCCAGGTGCGCGAGGCGCTGTTGCGCTCGGCGCGCGCCGGCAACAAGCATGTGTTGATGATCGAGGAGGCGCACGATCTATCGATCGAGACGCTCAAGTACCTCAAGCGCTTCAACGAGATCGAGGCCGAGGATGGCTTCTCGCGGGTGCTCAGCATCGTGTTGATCGCCCAGCCTGAAATGCGCAAGAAGCTGGACGTCGACCGCTACCCCGAGGCGCGCGAATTCATCAACCGCTGCGAAATCGCCACCCTGGAGCCGCTGCACCAGCACCTACAGGGCTACCTGAAGCACAAGTTCAGCCGCGTTGGCGCCGATGCCTCGGCAGTGCTGGCCGATGACGCCTACGACGCCATCCGTGCCCGCTGGACGAAGGTCGATCGGCAGACGCAGGCCGTCCATACCAACCTTTACCCACTGGTGGTGAACAACACCGTGACCCGGGCGATGAATCGCGCGGCCGAACTTGGCCTGCCGCTCATCACCGGCGACCTGATCAAGGAGCTGTGACATGACCATGAATCCCACCTGGCGCACCGCCGCCGTGCCGGAAATCCTCGCGCCGGCCATGCTGCCCGCCGTCGGCGGCCCGATCGCCGACGCTCGCCTGAGCATCGACCGCATGTTCGAAGACATGAAAACCGCCATGCGTTTCGCGGTGCGCAACAACCTGCCGATCCTGACCATGGCCACGGATCGCAATGGCGCCTACCTGGTGGTTGCGCCGGTGAGCCACATCTACGCTGTGTTCGGCCCCGAGTGCGGCTTGATCAAGCGCGACCCGGAAGGCGGGCTGATGATCGAGCACTGGCTCGGCTGCGCCGACAACGTCCGCATCTTCTGGCGGGAGGTGAAATGCGTTCCGCACTGACCTCTCTGCTGGCGGCGCCGCTGCGCGCCGGTCGTCGCTTCACGCTGGCGCTCAAGTTCTACGCCCGCCTGGGCTACACCTGGCACCTGGCGTGGCAGAAAGCGGCGCGCTGACATGACCAACGACTTCGACCGCGCGCTGGAGATGATCGCAAAGCGCAGATTCGCCCGGAGCGATGACATTGCCACCAGCCTGAAGTTGCCCCCGGAAACGGTGTGCTCTCTGCTGCAGCCAGCGGTCGAGAGCGGCTACCTGGTCGCCTGCAAGGTGATCCGGCCCGGCAAACCGGATGCGTTCGATTACCGCATCGCCGAATCGGCGAGCGGCGCGGCGCGGCCGATGTCTTTCGCCGACTTCACGATCACCGCCCGCCCCAAGGCGGCTGCGAAACCTCTCAAGCAACACCAAGCCGTCCGACGCCCGACCGCGTCGCCGGTACAACCCTCGGAGCCAATCATGGCAAAGCAAATGATCACCCGGCAGCAGGTTATCGCTGCCATCACCGCGGCCGGCAAGGACGGCATCTCCCGGAGCGATCTCGCAGCACAGTTTCACGTCCCCGTCTCCAATATCGACATGCACATCACGACGCTGCATCGGCTGCAGCCGCCCGTGATTTTCAAGCCGACGAAAGGTGTCGTCACCGCCATCGAGTTCAAGGATGCGCCCCCGGAGCGCATCATCCAGACAGTCGGCGAGCTGGCGGCCGATACCGCCGCCGGGGTTGCCGGCGGGTGCGAGGCCAGCGACCCCGCACCGGGAGAGGATGCGGTCGCGCCGCATCGCGACTCGGCTCAGAGCATGGCGCATGGCGGCGCTGCGGTCGGCGTATCCGACCAACCGCCCGTATCGGCATTGACCCCGAGCAGCCCGGACGCTGTCGCGCTGATCACCACGACGGCTGAGAAACCGTTCGCCGGGCCGTCGATGACCGAGGCTGAAGTCGCGAATTTCGCCAACCTGCTGGAACCGGAAGCGGATACCTGGCCGCCGCTGGCGCCCGCATACCCCGAGGCCTCCGCACGACAAGGGGGCTGGCCGTTCCGTAGGTTGGCGAACGACGAGGCCTCTCCCAACACCAACGCGCAGGCGGCGGACGAGCATGAGGAAAACCTTGATGTCACCGCGCCTGGCGGCTTCGACGAGGTTGTTTTCGCTGACGCCGCAATGACCGAAATGGCGGTCTGGAGCAATGGCGCGCTCACCATCGACGACGGTGCTACTACCGTCCAGTTGTCGGTCGAAGTGACCCGCAAGCTGCGCGACTACCTCGGCTTGTTCCAGGAGAGCGCGCCATGTTGAGCCTTGCCGCGCAACTCCAGGCCGCGGGCGCCCAGGCGCAACGCATGGCGGCAGAGCAGGAGCGTCAGCGGGCCGAATGGCTTGAGCGCAAGGCAAAAGGACTGCCGCCGCGGCGCGGCGGGCTCGCGGAATCGTTGCGCGAACGGCTGCCGCTCGGCGAGGAAAACGCCTTGTCCCTGGCTCAAATCCGGGCCTTGCTCGCCGACCTGGACTACCTCGACAACGGTCTGACTGCTGCCTTGAGCCGCATGGCAAACGACGGCGAGATCGTCCGGACGGGCGAGAAGTATTCCTACCGCTACTACCGCAAACAACCGAATTAAGGATTCACACCATGGCAAAGAAAACCCGCCTCAAAACCCCCGCCGTCGCGGTCTCGGTCCCGCAAAGCCGTGAGGCCGCCGCGGAGGCGATCGCCGAGATCGGCCGCATCAATCGCGACCTGGCCCGCCTCGAGGCGGACATGAACGACGAGCTGGCGGCAGTGAAGCAACGCCACGAAACCAGCGCCGAACCGCTGCGCCAGAAGCTGCAGGCGCTCACGCAGGGTGTGCAGACCTTCGCCGAGGCCAATCGGGAGGCCCTGACTCAGGGCGGCAAGGTCAAGACCGCCGCGCTGACGACCGGCGAGCTTGTCTGGCGCCTGCGCCCGCCGAGCGTGCGCATCACCGGCGCCGATGCAGTGATCGATGCGCTGCGCCGTCTTGGCCTGGCCCGCTTCATCCGCACCAAGGACGAGGTCAACAAGGAGGCAATCCTCAACGAGCCTGAAGCCGTCTCGCACGTGCCCGGCATCTCGATCAGCCAGGGCGAGGATTTCGTGGTCGTCCCGTTTGAGGCGGAGCTTTCGGAGGTCGCGCAATGAAAATCAGCCGCCCGATGCTCGCCAGCATCCCCGTGGTTCTGGTTGTCGCCTGGCACATCTATGTGCTGTCCCGGACCAGCTTCGAACCCTGGGTGATTGGCCTCGGTTTTCTCGCCTTCCTGGTCGCCCCGATGTCGGCCGGTTTCCTGTACGGCCGCGTCACCGCGAAACTGCCGGCGCCGCGAGATTTCGAGCCCAGACTCAAGGCGTCGCGTCACGAACTGCTCAAGACGGCGCGTCGCCTGCGCGGCGAGCTGGGCGTCTGCGCCGACCTGCTCAACGAAGCCGGGCAGGTCATCCATACCCTCGATGGCGACGACGACGCCGAAACCTACCGCCTGCGCAGCCTCGGCGAGCGCATCGAGCGGACGGTGATTCATGTCAGGCGGGGTGCGTGATGGCGCAGAGCACGACCTGTAACCGCCCGGCGATGCGCTACCACGGCGCAAAATTCCGCATCGCCGATTGGGTGATACAGCATTTCCCGCCTCACGAGTGCTACGTCGAGCCGTTCGGCGGCGCTGCCGGCGTGCTGTTGCGAAAGCCGCGAAGTTATGCCGAGGTCTACAACGACATGGACGGTGACGTTGTGAACTTTTTCCGCGTGCTGCGCGACCCAGAGCAGCGGCGCCGACTGGAAGATGCCTGCATGCTCACGCCCTATGCGCGGGAAGAGTTCGAACTTTCCTGGGAGCCGGCATGTGACCCTGTTGAGCGAGCACGTCGCACAGCAATCCGCGCCCAGATGGGTTTCGGCTCTGCTGGAGCGACGAAGGGCTGCACCGGTCTGCGCACTGATACCAAGCGCCGCTACAGCACCGCCCAGCAGGATTGGCTGAGTTATCCGCCGGCCTTGTCCGCCGCTGGTGAGCGATTCGGCGGCGTGCTGATTGAGAACCGGCCGGCTATCGATGTGATGCAGCAGCACGATGGTCTCAATACGCTGCATTTCGTCGATCCCCCTTACGTACATGCGACACGCGTGATGCGAAAACAAGGGGGGTACCGACATGAGATGACAGACGAGGATCACGAGGATCTTGTTTCTGCTCTGCGTGCTCTTCAGGGCATGGTAGTCCTGTGCGGCTATGAGAATGACCTGTATGCCTCTGCGTTGGCCGACTGGGATATGCACACCACGGTCGCACGAATAAGCGGTGGCCGAGGCGGCGCAACAAGGACCGAAGTGCTGTGGATCAATCCTGCATGCACTGCAGGGCTTGCGAGAGCGCAAGGCAGCTTATTTGAGTCGCCTACCCGTCGGAATATCAATCCAGAAGGAGAATGAACATGTGGTTCAAGAATCTGATGCTCTACCGTTTGCCCGCGCCGTGGTCGATCGACCTGGCCAAGCTCGACGAGCAACTGGCGCGCGGTGAATTCACCCGTTGCCCGTCCAGTCAGCCGATGTCGCGTGGCTGGGTATCGCCGCGCAAGGACGGCGCGCTGATCTACGCCAACAACCGCCAGTGGCTGATCGCGCTGGCCGTCGAGCAGCGCCTGCTGCCGTCGTCGGTGGTCAACGAGACGACGCAGGAGCGCGCCGAGCAGATCACCGACCAGCAGGGCTACCCGCCCGGCCGCAAGCAGATGAAGGAAATCAAGGAGCGCGTCACCGAGGAACTGATGCCGCGCGCCTTCACCCACAAGCGCTCGACCTTCGTCTGGATCGATCCGACCAACGGCTGGTTTGTCGTCGACGCCGGCAGTATCGCCAAGGCCGAGGAAGTCATCGAACACCTGCGCCACTGCCTCGACGAATTCCCGCTGAAGGCGCTGCACACGCAACTCTCGCCGCAAGCGGCGATGGCCGACTGGCTGGCCGGTGGCGAAGCGCCGGCCGGTTTCACCGTCGACCGCGAATGCGAACTGAAATCGGTCGCCGAGGAAAAGGCCGCCGTGCGCTACGTCCGCCATCCGCTGTGCGACGAAGTCGGCGCCGAGATCAAGGCCCACCTCGCCGCCGGAAAGCTGCCGACGCGCCTGGCGCTGACCTGGGACGAGCGCATCTCCTTCGTCCTCACCGAGAAGCTGGAAATCAAGCGGCTGGCCTTTCTCGACATCCTCAAGGAAGAAGCCGAGAAGAGCGCCGAACGTGCCGACGAGCAGTTCGACGCCGACTTCGCGCTGATGACCGGCGAGCTGGTGCGCTTCCTGCCGCAACTGGTCGAAGCCCTGGGCGGCGAGCAGGAACTCAACTGAGGCGCACGATGACAACCAAAGTCACCATCTACCATGCCCACGCCTGCTGTGGCCTCGGAGGCGGCGCACAGGGCTTCAATGAAGGCTTTGCCAGAGTCGGCAATCTGGAAGCGGAGTTCGTCTGCCTGGGCGGGGTCGACGTCGACCCCGCTGGTCTGGCCGATTTTGAGAAGGCAACCGGTGTGAAAGGCACCCTGATGGACCTCTTCACCCATGATCAGTACCGCGCATTCCACGGCAATGAACCGCCGGAAGGCTGGAAGGAGGCTACGCCAGCAGATTTCCGGGCGTCATTTCACAATAAAACACCCCACATCTATTTCACCAGTAGCCCGTGCAAGGGTCTTTCAGGACTGCTCAACGAGACGCTTTCCAAAACGCGCAAGTATCAGGCACTGAACGAATTGACTCTGCGCACCATCCTGCTGGCGTGCGAGGCCTATCAGCATGACCCGATCCCTCTGATCATTTTCGAGAATGTGCCCAGGATCAGCACTCGCGGCCGGCATCTGCTCGACCAGATCGTCGCCGTGCTGCGTCATTACGGCTACGCCGTCGCCGAGACGGCCCATGACTGCGGCGAACTCGGCGGTCTGGCGCAGAGCCGGAAACGGTTTCTCCTGGTCGCAAGGCACATCGAGAAAATCCCACCATTCCTTTACGAACCACCAAAACGCCCGCTGCGCAGCGTTGGCGAGGTGCTCGGCCGCTACGCGCTGCCAGGCGATCCAACGGCCGGGCCGATGCACCGGATTCCGGCCCTGCAATGGAAGACCTGGATCCGGCTTGCATTCGTCCAAGCGGGAAAAGACTGGAGAAGCCTCAACCGACTACATGTCGAAGACGGACGGCTGCGCGATTACCTGATCGTGCCCGAGTATCACGGCGGATACATGGGTGTCACTCAATGGGACCAGCCGTCCGGAACAATCACAGGGCGAAGCTCCCCGTCTAACGGCAAGTTCGCCGTTGCCGATCCACGCTTTTCCGGCCACGAATACAGCCAGTACGGCGTGTTGCCCTGGGAAAGCCACGCTGGGACAATCAGCGGTCAGTCGGCACCTGGCGGTGGAAAGTTTTCTGTTGCAGATCCTCGGTGCAACAACTGGCACCCTGGCGCAAGTTCGAAGAAATACGCTGTGGTTTCCTGGAGCGAACATTCTGGAACGGTGATTGGTTCTCAGCAGGTGGCCAGCGGGGCTCTATCCGTCGCTGATCCTCGCCGCAATGGTCCGACTTACGGAAAATATCCGGTCACTGCCTGGGGAGAGCCTGCCGGCACCGTTATTGGTGGAAGCACGACAGGGCAAGGCGCCTATGCGGTAGCCGACCCTCGCCCGGCAGCAGGCATACCCGGCCCCGGCGACCACTATCTGACCGGCGGTCATTACGGCGTTGTTCCCTGGGATTCCCACACCGGTGCCGTCAGCGGTTCTGCCTGCCATGACAACGGCCGCTGGAGCGTTGCAGATCCGCGTATGGATGACGTTGCGGCGCTTCCGACCGCAAATGAAAAGCTGGTGGCATTCATCCGGGCCGAGGACGGCACATGGCACCGCCCGATGACCACGCTCGACATGGCCGCCCTGCAGAGCCTCTACGACCCAGACGATTACGCCGAAGGTGAAGTATTCGATCTGCACGGCAGCAGCGACGAAGCCAAGCGCGAGCGCATCGGCAATGCCGTCCCGCGCGCTACCGCCCGTGCCATTGCCAGCATGATGGGGCAGACGATTCTGCTGGCCATGTCCGGAGAGACGTTCATGTTGTCATCAACACCGGTTTGGGTCCGCCCTGTGGCTGTGGCGCTCGCGGTTTCTACAACGTGTTGAACATGATTTTCTCAATCCTGATCCTTGCTCTGCTACTGGCTTCCGACGGCCTCTACGTCGGGCGCCCTGGGAGATTGCTGTGAACCCACAACTGATGCGCCTCCTTTTCCCGCTGCGCGCGCCGCGTGCGCTGACGCTGGCCTGGTGGCCGGTGCATGTGATCTCGGTGGCGGTCGACGCCTACCACGAGGCGTTTTTCGCGGTGCTGCGCGATGTCTGACCAGCGCGTAAAACTCCGCCGCATCGTCATGGCCATTTGCGGCCGCAAAGGGCTCGCCCTGAGCGAGGAGCAGCGCCGGGATATCCAGCGGGATGTGATTGGTGTGGCCAGCCTCACGCAGATGACTGCCGACCAGCTCGAAAAGCTGGTGGCCCACCTGCGCCGCCTGCAGCAGGCATCCGGCGCGCCGGCGACGGGCACCGGATCGACGGCTGAATGGCGCTTCGTCTTCCGCTTGACGCCGGAGCGCCAGATCTACGGTCAGAAGATCTACCGCATGGCGCAGCGCATCGGCAAGCTGCTCACCCCGCCCGTGCCCGTCGCCCCGAAGGCGTACATCGAGGGCATTACAGAGCACATGCGCGGCACGCGGCAGCCGCTGGAATTCTGCGACTGCCCGCAGTTGTTGAAGGTGATCCAGGCGCTTGAGATTTTCGCGGAGCGCAAAGGCGTATGACCCCCGAGCTGCTCGCCGAACTGGCCCGCTACCCCGCGTTCCCGCCATCGGCGTCAACCCTGATCAGCGTCGCCGGCCTTGAGGCGGCGGCGAAGCTGATCGACGCCTGGCCCGGCGCCGATGTGCCGATGCCAAAGACACCTGGCGGCGCTGGCGCTGCCGGGCGTCGCCTCTGGCAACGACTCGTCGATGTGGTCGGCGAGGCCGCCGGCGCAGCGCTGGTAAAACACTACCAGGGCGACGACATGCTGGTACCGAACCTGAAGCTTGTGACCACACAGCGCGCCCACGAACTGATCCGCATTGAATTCGACGCCATGGTGGCCGATGGCGTCAGCGCACGCGTCGCCGTCTTTGAGCTGGGCATCAAGTACAACTTGAGCCGAAAGGCGGTCGAGAAGGTACTGAAGGCGCCATCGCTCGACATCATGCCGGCCAGCCTGCAGGCCAAGTCGCCCCCGCGCGTCAGAAAGCTGGTTCTCAAGCCGGTCGACGACGCCCAGGGATTGTTGTTCTGACCCCCTCTCCGTAAGTCAGCCCCCTGCGGCCGCCGGCGGCCGCTGCGTACCCTGATCGGCATCTACTGCCTGTCCCGGGGGGCTCATGTCCAAATCGATTTACGCGCGGATCTTCGTCGGCGCATTAAGCCTGTCCGCGGCCGGCTTTGCCGGCATTGCGTTGCACGAAGGCTATTCCACAACGGCAATCCAGCCGGTGCAGGGCGATCGCTGGACCGTCGGCCTGGGCAGCACGCTACGCGACGACGGGTCGCCCGTGCAGCCGGGTGACAAGATCACGCCACCGCAGGCAATCCGCCGCTCGGTCAAGCACATTGCGGGCGATGAAAATGTGTTGCGCGCATGCTTCGGTGAGTCCGCGACGCTGCATCAGTACGAGTGGGACGCATACGTCGATACCGGCTACACCGTCGGCGCCGGCGCCATCTGTCGCTCGAGCATTCCCGGCAAGGTGCAGCGCCAGGAGTACGACGCGGCGTGCAGGACAATTCTCGATTTCAAACGGGTCCAGGGCCGTGACTGCTCGCTGGCACAGAACAAGGGGTTCTGCGGGGGTATCTGGACCCGGCGCCAGCAGATGGCTCATCAATGCCTGACGGGAGAACGCCCGTGAGCGCAAAGACACAGACCATCGCGGCGCTGGTGATTTCGGCGCTGATTTTTCTTGCCGGCTGGACGGTGCAGGGCTGGCGCTCTGACAGCGCTGCCGCCCTGCGCGAAACCGGGATTGCACAGCAGGCATCCGGCGCGGCCGTGGAAAACGCCGAGACGCTGGCCGATGCACAAACCCGGGCGGCATCGCTGGAAACGATGCTGGCACAAACCCGCATCACATTGCAGACCTTTGCCGAGGAGAAGAACCGTGAAATCGAAACTTTGGTGTCATCGGATCGCCGTTGTCTTGGCGGTGGCGCTGTCCGCGTGCTCAACCGAACAGCGCCTGCGCCAGCCGAGTTGCATCGGTCTGAAGCCGCCGCCGCCGGCGTCGCTCTACAGCCCGCTGCCGCCGCTGCCGCCGGTGCCGACGACGGGCCGTTCGCAACCGAGCGCGACGTCGCCGGCTGGATCAACACCGCGCAGCAGCGTTACGACGCCTGCCGCGCCGACCGCGACGCCATCCGGCTTTTCTACGAAGGGAAAGGCCAATTGAGCGACATCATCGACCGCGCCCAGGAGCGCGAAGAAGAAATGCGCCAGGACGCCCTGGCCGACCGCGCCCGCCAGGCGCAGAACGAGGCAGGTGATAGCGCCGAGTTCTGCGCAATGTGCGGCGAACCGATCCCCGAGCTGCGCCGCGAATATGTTCCAGGCGTCCAAACCTGTGTCGAGTGCCAGTCCGACATTGAGCGGCTCGGCATGTCGGTTCGGAGGGGATGATGGTCGTTCAAGTCGAACTGTGGCAACTGATCACGCTACTTCTGGCCTTCTTTTCCTTTGTAGGAACGGTCGTCAAGTTCCTGTTCGTCCAGTTCGAAAAGCGTCAGGCAGCCGAGAAGAAGGTCCAGGCTGAAAACGAAGCGAGGCAACAGGCGCATTGGGATAAGCGATTCAGCGCCCTGGAGGAGTCAGCCGGCGGCTGGCAGAAAATCGAGCGCGAGCTGCTCGAGCTGAAAGCGGCGCTGCCCTTGAACTACGTGCTGCGCGATGACGATATCCGTCGCCAGTCGATCATCGAGGCCAAGATCGACGGCCTCGCAAAGCGTTTCGAAGACTCGATCATTCGAGGAGGTGTTTTTCATGGTTGATCTCGCGAAGGCGCGTCGTGAATCGATGCGCTGGATCATTCTCCTGGTGCTGAATCAATCGCGCCCGGTCAACGCCTTCGAACGCCTGGTGCTGTCGGTGGTTCAGGCGGAATATCCCGACGCAACGCAGATCGAACTGCGCCGGGAGATCGACTACCTGGCCGACCGGGAAGTTGTCGATGTTCAACGCCACCCAGATGGTCGGTGGCAAGTCGGGCTAACCCGCCTCGGCGTCGATATCGTCGAATACACGGTCGATTGCCAGCCGGGAATTGCTCGCCCCGAGAAGTACTGGAGCCTGTAATGGCAGTGCGAAGCAAGGTCGACATGCTGCCCGACGCGGATCGCGCATGGCTGGAGTCCGAGCTGGTGAAGCGCGGCTTCTCTCAGTACGAAGCGCTGGCCGATTTGCTCCAGGAGCGCGGCTATGCCATCGAGAAAAGCAGCGTGCATCGGGCTGGCCAGAAGCTCAAGAAGCGCCTCGAACGGATCCAGGCAGCAACTGAAGGCGCGCGGCAAATCGCGCTGATTGCGCCGGACGATGCGGACAATCGGTCGATGGCTGTGATGTCGATGGTTCAGAACGATCTCTACGAGATCATGGAAAACCTCGAAGCGGTAGAAGAGGCCAGCAGCGCCGGCGAGCGCCTGGAACTGCTGAAGGATGTCTCGCTGTCGATTTCACGAATCAGCCGAGCTCGCGTCAATCAGAGCCGCTGGGCGGATGAGGTCAATGCGAAACTGGCAGCGGAAGCGAAAGCAGCCGCGATCGCTGGCGCCAAAGCAGAAGGCCTGTCGCCGGAGCAGGCAGAACGCATCGGCAGCGCCGTCGCCAGTCGCGTGCAGATCTACCTACCGGACAACGGTCGATGACCTCGCCGCAGATCATCCGGCCCCAGCCAGGGCCACAAGAGGCCTTCCTGGCGTCCAGCGCCGATATCGTCATCTACGGTGGCGCGGCGTTCGGTGGAAAAACGTTTGCGCTGCTCCTGGAGACCACCAGGCACAGCGAAAACAGCAAGTTCGGGGCGGTTATCTTTCGGCGAACGACCAAGCAAGTGAAGGCTGAGGGCGGCCTGTGGGATACCTCCGAGGAGCTTTACACTCAACTGGATGCCAAGCCGAACCTTTCGAGCCTTTCATGGGCGTTTCCGAGCGGCGCCCGCGTCACCTTCGCCCACATGGAGCACGAGAAGAACAAGCTCGATTGGCAGGGTTCCCAGGTTGCAATGATCGGCTTCGATGAGCTGACGCATTTCACGGCGGGGCAATTCTGGTACATGCTTTCCCGCAACCGTTCCGACTCGGGCGTTGCACCGTACATCCGCGCCACCACCAACCCGGATCCGGATAGTTTCGTTGCTGATCTGATCGCTTGGTGGATCGACCAGGAAACCGGCTATGCCATTCCGGAGCGGTCCGGTGTCATCCGCTGGTTTGTTCGCTACCGCAACGAACTCATCTGGGCCGATTCACCGGAAGAGCTGCGCGATCAGTACCCCGACCTGCAGCCGAAAAGTCTGACCTTCATTGCTTCGTCCTACAAGGACAACAAAATCGGTCTGGAGAAGGATCCAACCTATATCTCCAACCTGGACGCCCTGACCAACGTCGAACGCGAACAGCTCAAGAACGGCAACTGGAAAATCCGTCCCGCCGCAGGCGATTACTTCAAGTCGGAATGGTTCGAGATCGTCGATAAGGCGCCGGCGAACTGCCGCTGGGTGCGCTACTGGGACAGAGCAGCTAGCGAGCCGAACAGCCAGAACCCGGACCCCGACTACACAGCGGGCCCGAAGGTAGGCAAGGCGCCGGACGGAATCTATTACGTGGCGCACGTCGCTCGCGACCGCAAGCGTCCGGCCGGCGTGGTGAAACTGATCAAGGAAACAGCGCGAGCTGACGGCATCGAGTGCACTCAGGCGCTCGAGCAGGATCCGGCCCAGGCTGGCAAAACCGAGATGGATTTCTATATCTCGGCGCTGGCCGGCTTCGACGTGCGGGCAGTACCCAAACGCGTCGACAAGGAAACCGCCGCCAGGCCAGCCAGCGCCCAGGCAGAAGCATTCAGGATCAAGCTGGTTCGTGGCGCCTGGAACAAAGCGTTCCTGGACGAGCTGGAAAACTTCCCGAAGGGAAAGCACGACGACCAGGTTGATGGTCTGTCCGGTGCCATCAGCTTTCTCGAAAGCGACAACACCGCACCGCCCGCCGGCGAGACCGTCGCCCCCAAGCCTGATCAATTCACCCCCGAATCCCGTAACAAATCCGGCCGCAGCGTCATGCTCAAGCGGCCGGTCGGCGGTGCGCTGTTCGGCCGCCGCCCCCACTGAGGACAACCATGGGCTTCCTGGACAAGATCAAAGACCTTTTCACGGTGCGCGAGTCTGCCGCCGGCCAGACGATCGACGACGACGAGGAAGGCTGGCGCCGCCTCACCGGCGACAGCGATCGCGACCTGGCGCCGATCACCCAGCGCCGCGCCCGCGAGGTATCCGCCTGGCTGTGGCAGGCCAACTTGATGGCCAACCGCATCATCGAGCTGCCGCTGGCCTATCTGCTCGCCGACGGCGTCAAGCTCGAGGTGAACGACGAGGAAGCCCAGGCGATGCTCAATCGCTTCTGGAACGACCCGATCAACAGCATGGACCTGAAGCTGGAAAAGAAGGTGCGCGAGCTGGCCTTGTTCGGCGAGCAGTGCTACCCGGTTTTCGTCAATGAGCACACCGGCCACGTCCGGCTCGGCTATCTCGATCCCGCGCTGATAGAAACCGTCGTCGTCGATCCGGACAACCCTGAGCAGCAGATCGGCATCGTCACGGTCAAGGACAGGAAAGGCGGCGCCCGCCGGTACCGCGTCATCGTCAATGGCGAGGAGGAAGAGCTGTTCTCCGAACGCACTCGCGAGATCCGCGCAAGTTTCACCGATGGCGACGCCTTCTACTTCAACATCAACAGCCTTTCGTCCGGCGCACGCGGCCGGCCCGACCTGCTGGCCAGCGCGGACTGGCTCGACGCATACGACGATTTCCTTTTCGGCGAGGTCGACCGTAATCGCTACCTGCGCGCGTTCGTCTGGGATGTCACGCTGAAAGGCGCGAACGACGACGCCGTCAAGCAACGCGCCCGCGACATCGCGCCGCCCGCTCCAAACAGCGTTCGCGTCCACAACGACAGCGAGACCTGGAACGCAGTCACACCGGACATCAAGTCAGGAGACACCTCAGAATCGGCACGCCTGCTGCGCAACCACGTTCTCGGCGGCGCCACGCTGCCGGAACACTGGTACGGCGGTGGCGGCGACGTCAATCGCTCAACCGGCGAAAGCATGGGCGATCCGGCATTCAAGATGATGAGCATGCGCCAGCGCACCATCAAGTACATGCTCGAGCAGATCGGCCGCTTCGCAATCCGCCAGTGGGCGATCAAGAACCAGCACAGCGTCGACATTGGTGACGGCGATTTCCTGCCCAGCGCCGTCTTCCCGGAAATGATCGCCCGCGACACCACGCGCTACGCCGCCGCCCTGCAGCAAGTCGTCGTCGCCGCCGCAATGGCCGTCGAGCGCGGCTTCATCTCCAAAAAACTCGCCCTACGCATGATCGCCGCCGTCGCCAGCCAGATCGGCGTCGAGATCGACGTCGACGAAGCCCTGCAGGAAGCCGTCTCTGCCGCACAGGCCGAAAAGGGCAAGGACGTATTCCCGAACCCGCTGGAGGCATGAGATGGCCTGCCCGAACGGAAAGGTTGGCCAATTCTTGGGGGCTAACCCGATGCCAATCTGTTTAAGGCATCCGCTTCGCAGAACCACCAAACGGCCCCATCGGCTTAAACCCGAGGTGTTGCTTTTCCAATTCAGATTGTTTGGCGGTCAACGCCTCTCGATCTTGATCAGGAAGGGCGTGGTCAAGTCTGCTTTTGATGATGGGAAGGAACTCGCCACCAAGGCTCTTTTCAGCCATTTCGATGGCTTTGAGCAGGTTTTTTGTGTCTTCCAGCATGGTTATCTCCTGTTGTTGTGGAGTGCGCAGTCTGCCATCACGACAGAGATAGGAGGCAAGAATCATCAAATCGCCATGAGTCACCCGGACGAGAAAGCGCGCGCATTTTTGCCCCCCAACGCTGGAGGTAAGCGGTGTGACGACTAAGAGCGAAGCGACGCCGGCGGCACGTCCGCTTGACCGAATTGTTGTGCGGCTGCGCTGCTGGTGGTACGGCCACGAGCAACACCCGCAGGACTCTTCCCCACCGGAAAGTGCGACGTGCATGCACTGCGGTGCATATGTGCCATACGGTGACATGGTTGGAGACACGCGCCACAACCGGACGATGGACTGGCTGCGCTACTGGATGTGGCGGCGCTGGATGCCGGAAAAATGCCGTGCATGCGGCGCTAGATTTGGACACCGCCGCGACTGCAACGGGATACCGTTTTGATGACGCACCACTCGAAATAGATGGCATGAACAAGGATCAAGAGCGCCGCTGGAAAGATCAAGAGCGCGCCTCCCAGGCCGAGCGCAAGAAACTGCTCGACGACACGCACGACGATATTGTTGCTCTGCTCCGCCGAGCAAAACGCGAGATCGCCCTGACACTGGCCAGCGCGCCATACGACTACCAGCAGTGGCGGCTGAACGCACTTAATCTAGAGGTCGAGCGGCTTCTGGGTATATTCGGCGATCAGGCTGGCGATGTTCTTTCCAAAGCCGCCGGCGAAGCATGGGCCGGCGGCATTGCGGCGATCGACAAGCCTTTCACGGCGGCCGGCATCGAAATGGTCCTACCCGTGATCGACAGTACCCAGTTGCAGGCGATGCGCACCTTCATGATCGACCGTATCAAGGACGTCGGCGTGGCGGCGGCGCAGAAGATCAAGAGCGAGATCGGCCTGGCAATGATCGGGGTCCAGGACATCAGCCAGACCATCGACAAGGTCGCCGACATCATGGGCGAAAGTAGCCGCTCCCGCGTCACAACAATCGTCGGCGATAACCTCTCCCGTGCCTGGGCTACCGCATCATTTGATCGCGCGATGCAGTCTGTTGCTGCCGGTGTGGAAATGGAGAAGATCTGGCGCAGGTCCGGAAAGATTCACTCTCGCCTGGCTCACGATCTCACTGACGGAGTTCGCAAGCCGATCAGGGAACCGTTCATGATCAACGGTCACAAGATCATGCACCCGAAGGACCCTAAAGCACCGATCGAGGAGTCGATCAATTGCGGTTGCGTCTGCCTGTATCGGCCGGTTGGTATGTCATCAACGCTTGCCGACAAGCCCCCGTTCTCAGCTCAAGAGCTGGCGCTCAACCCGAACAAGGCGCAGATCGAAATCGGACGTTCGATCCGTGAAATACTCGGCAAAAATTGA